TAGTAATAAACTTTTGTCGATGACGATCTACTTCTGAAAGGATTAATAATTTATATTCCTTCCCCTTATAATAATCAAATTTTCGTCTATTATTATAACAGTTTGGATAGATTTTTTCTATTTGTTCTTCTGTCATATTTAACAATTCCAAATATCTATCAGGATAGAATAACAAAATAAATGCAATTCCGCTCATTGTCAAGTCTGTAAAATCCGACTCAAAAAAAATCGGAAAAGTTTTTTCAGAATGAAATCTTCCTTCAGAAACTACATAAATTGTATCCGTGTCGTTTATACTTTTATATAAAAAATTTTTAATTTCTGAAAAGCGTTTCTCGTATTTCCATTTGGCTACTATTTTTTTAATATCTAAATAGATTTCAGCAAAAAGTGTTCTTTTTTTCATGATTATAAAAATAATGTTGTTGATGATAATAATACATCCTTGTATTATTCTTTTTATAGGAAACTCAATTTTTATCAAAAAGGAATGTCATCATCTTCGGCAGCTAATTTACGAAAATATTCCATATCATCGTCATCTTCGTCGTCATTTTTTGAAGATTTATTAGAAACACCAGATGTTGTTGTTGTTTGTGTCTCTTCTGTGTTTTCTAATGGTGAAGGTTCACTACGATATTTTGAAGTAACATTGTTTTCTTTTTCACCAAGAACACTATTTAGACGTGTTTTCAATTCCTCATGGGATTTATAATTTTTTGGATCAACAAATTCACCGATCTTATATAAATTATTAAACATCTTTTCTAATTGAGTTTCATCGCCATCATATAATTCCGATGATGACTCAAATTCAGATGAATCATAATTCCAATATTTCCCGTCTTTTGAAATAACTTGTTTGATTTTCAGTTTAAAATTAGCACCAGAAAACAAATTAAATGGATCAATCGGTTCCTGATCATCGAACACTGGTTCCATTACATCCTTGATTTTTTCAAACAATTTCGTTCCATATTTGTACAAAAACACTTTTCCTTCGTTTTCTGGATTTGCTCTATCCTTTACCACAAGTATATTGGAAACATAATGAAGACGACGTTTACGTGATCTTGCAATGTCTTTATCTGATTCTAATCCAGACTTCCATAAAACTGAATTCGATTCACATGCCGGACATTGTTGTCCAATAGATGTAGGACAATTCTCGATAAACCAACCACCATCTGACTTAAAACCATGAGTAAAATATTTTACCCAAGGAATCTCAACATCTGGAGCGGGGAGAAACCGAATAATAGCATATCCGTTTCCTGCTTTATCTAATAGTGGTCTCCAAAAACGATCATCGGGTAAATATCCTGAACCTTCGGATTCTTTTTTTGCTGCTTCAATCAATGATTTTGTGTTTTCTTTTTGCTTCTTTAGCAATTGTTCAAATTTCATATTTTTTTACTCTTTAGTTCTTTTGAAAAAACATTTTTTATAATCTCCGTCACTTGTTCATTAGATAAAAATGGAGTTATTGCCCTATTTGTCAGTGTTTCAGATGACAACAGAAGATCATATTTCTGTATTTTGAAATAAAAATCATCCCATATAAAGTTTACACCATCACCTCCGATTTGTCTATTAATTGATGAAAGAAATTTCAACACATGATCCATGAAAAGCAATGTCTCTATATTTATATCGTTTCTCAGGACCAAATTGATAAGATATGGAAAATTTGTATCAGGTTCTATCTTAGTTATTAATTCATTAGGACTAGATAAATTCTGTTCTAACATCGTATCTCGAAGACGGATTATATCAGACTCAAACTGATATGTAAAGCCCTCCTGCATTTTTTTATATTTCAAATGTTGTGAAAATGCAGTATCATCTAAGAAATCACCAATCCAATAATTTTTTGATGCTTTTAATCCATAAACAAAATTGCCGATTAAGAAGGTGAGATAATCTTCTTGTTTGTTGAATTTCTTGGACAATCTCCAAAAAAAGCTTCTATCTTTTCTTTTCAGAAGATTTTTCTTTGAAATTGATTTCGATTTCCAATTGTACTTTATTGCATCATAATTTTTGGATGTGAAGTGTAATTTTAGTACAGAATATTGTTCATATACATAATATGGGTCAACAACAACAATCATAATATTTATTCAAAAAATATAGATAGTGCCTCTTCGTCATGTTCATTTGATGATGAGGAAATAAGTTTGTTTTCCATTGCTTCTAATTCAATTTTTCGTTGTATTTCTGGTGAAAGAAATTTTTTGATATCTTCTAATTCGATTTTACTAACTTCTGCAACAGAAATCACAGCTTCAATGAAACTTATATCACCTTTTCCCAAAAGAACTAATTTTTCTACGCTTTTTGAAAAATTAGTCTTTGAGAGAAAATATTCTTGCATCTCTTCTTGATTCATGATTAATTCTTATTAAGATACTCATCGATTTGTTTTTGAGAATATCCAATTCCTAGTAATAATGGGAATATTACTAGGTCCATCATATCCCAAAATGGGAGGTCTACTCCATTGTGTTCTATTGTAACTTTGTTATGTTGCGTTTCTAATGTAGCAGTAGTGATTTCTTCTGAATAATTCATAGTTTTTTACATTCCTCTTAGGATGACGACATTATCATTTAATCTACCTGTTGTAGTAGTCGGTTTTGTAGTCAACCGTTCTACTTGCTTTTCAATCTGAAATTTAGTTTTTGTCAAAACAATAGGCAAAAACTCTAAAGGTTTTCTTAGACGAATACTGAAAGACTTTTCATCATCAAAATTTTGAATCGTTGTACCAGTAATAGCAAAACCATCAGGACTATTTGAATATAGCACTCTCAGGACTCGATATTTTGTATCAAATAGATAGACAACAGATTTCTTCAAAATATTTTCTGGTGGAATAGAAGAAATTTTGAATTCTGTTGATTCTTTTTGATATTTGACATTAGAAAGCGATACTGTATTTTTTGTGACTTTTTTCTTGCGCTGTTTACGATTTTTGGTTTCGATTTTAATCAAATCCAAAGATGAGTGAAATTCTTGAAGGAATTTCACTGTCCTATTTACATTTCCTGGCAACAAACTATAAGCATCATCGTTTTTTGATGCATTGAATTCTTTGATTTTTTCCATCAAGAACTCTTTGATCATATTGATTGCTACCGACCCCTTGATTTCATAGGATCGAATTTTTTCTTCAAAAGGATATACCTCTTTCCTTTCGGCTAAGGTTTTTCCATACAACCATTGATCAATCATTCCTTCTAGATCAGCAAGGATTGACTTATTAACCTTTTCTCTGAGAAGTGCTTGAGGATTACGAACAACAACAACGTTCGTGTCTGAATTATCAGTTGTTGTTGTAGTAGTAGTAATAGTTTTTCCGTTTTTGAACTGAATAATGTCTTGAACATGTTTTTGAACCCTATTCAGTTCAGATTCGCTTAGAATATATCCATTTGATTCCAATTTCATCAACCCAAAAAATGTTGGATGAAACCGATGAAAATTGGATGATAGTTTATTTACTTCCTGTTTGGTATGATTTAGATTTTCCTTTACCCAATCAAGGACAAATGGTTCACATTTCTTTTTATCAAAAGATTGGGAATACCATCCCAAAGATTTGATCAAGAAGATTTTTTTTTGATCCTCTTTTATGATCGAGGAAGGATCGGGTTCTGGACCATAGACTTTTTCATCTAGATCGGCTTGGGACATTCTCTTTTTCATTCAAAAACCCTTGTAAACTTTTTCCCATAACACAAGCATTATATGATAAATCATCAGATTTGTCAAGAAATATTTTGTTTCAAAGTGTTACAGAATATCTGTGGTAAGGACAAATCATTTCTTTTATAGAATTCATATGTTCTTTTTAATAGAAAGGGAATATATTTATTTACTGATTCAATAAATATTTGTGGTGCTTTATGTCCTTCTACTGTAATGAACACAATCATTTGATCTATACTAATATTTGTTATTTCTTTTAACATAAGTGCATATGCACTACATTGAAGAAAATAATCAAATATCCATTCTTTTCTTTTCAATTTTCTTGCTGTTTTAAAATCGATTACAGATAATTTTCTTTTCCATTCAATAATACCATCAACTGTTCCGGCTAATCCTAATCTTTGAGAATATAATCGTTGCTCTAAGCAATATACAGAAGAAACATTTTCGTCCAGATGTTTTTTTCCAATCAGAAACAATTCTCTTACATGTGGTGGAATATCCGAAAGAATTATATCTTCATTATTTAAATAATTTTCAAATGTATTATGTAGTTTTGTTCCTCTTGAAGCTGAAAATTTAGTAATTTTTTCGGCTTCTTTTCTTCCTATACGATTTCTCCATTTTTCAAGACTTTTCTCCTTTTTTGGATCATCTCCTAACATTGTTGTTACAGAATAATATTTATTCTGTTTTTCAATATCAGTTTCTAATATATAATGCCTTCCTTCTTTTTCTGAATTAATTTGGTTGAGAATGGGAATTTTCAACTGTTTCAGTTGAAAATTTTGTTGAAAATTCCCATTCAAGATTTCATCAAAGAACATCAAAGAAATTCATCATCATAATAATCGTCTAGATCATCATCATCTTCTTCTAAGAAATCTTCTAATTGATAGTCTTTTATCTTTTTAAAATTTGAATTAGTTTTAGCTTCACGGATTTCTCTTTTTTGTTGACGTTGAAGTTTTCTATCAATTCTATCAAAAGAATCTTTGAATGATTTTCTACTTGTTGACATTTTTTGTACTATTCTAGTGTTATTTAACTTTGATTGTATTGCGTGGATGATGTTTTTTAATTCTTCTCATATTTTCTCGAAAAGAACTATCTGTTTTACTCAAAACATCACCAGATTCTCTAACAATTTTAGGAGATTGTTTAATGATTAATGATATATTACCATATGCATCTACTCCACAATTAGGACAAGGATCATTCCAAAAACGATCATCGATTTTTCGATTATCTTCAAATTCGTGTTTGCAATTATTACATTTATAGGTATAAATCGGCATTTTATTTTACTATCCAATAAGGTGTTGGTCTTTTAGTCCATTCAAATAAATGACTTTTTTCATTTATATAATAAGAACGATATGCATCAATTGCATTATTGATTGATTTATATTGTTCTGGCATTGCCTTAACAAATTCGGTCATATTTGGGTTTGGATTAATATTTTTTGGTGGTATTTTCAACACTGAACCGAGTTTTATCCATGACAAATGTGGTTTTTTGAATCGAAATTCATATTCTTTTTCTAATTCTAAAAACATATTATATCCATAATTATAATTTCCAGTCGTTTCTCGAATCCATTTTGAACACGGATGATTCCAATGAGTCTTTTTGTATATAATTGGGTCTATATTATCATCTCCATCCAATACTCGATGTGCAGTGGAAAGCATCTGAGCCAATTCTAGCAGAATTTTTCGACAGTGTTTATCTGTGTAAAATTGTACAGATTTCTGGATGTCGTTGTCAAGCAAAAAAATGTTCATTTTTTGAGTATATCACAGTCTCGATTTTTTTCAAGGATTTTTTTCTCTTTTTGAATGCGTAATATATTAAAACCCAAAATCACTAATGCTATTCCTAAAAAATAGAGGAATAGACCAAATAGTAAATCAAACATATGTTTTTACTTGATTTTTACAGTAGTTTCCAAAAATTCTTGAACAACAGGCTTTGTAATACGTTTAAATTCTGATTGAACCTGTTTATCCTTTGCCAGAATCAACAATTTAGCTTCTTCTGATTTTAGTTTTGAAAGCATGTTCATAAAAACCAACTCCACTTTGGTCAATGGTTCATTGTGCATAGGACCATTTTTAAAGATTTTTGGAAAATCTTCTTCTATAGCATGAAGAGTTTGTCGTTGTGATTCTTCGACAGGAGTAAATGGTGGTTCACCATCCGGTAAAAGAGATTGAACATTATTATCATATGATGCTTGAAGAACAAACCTTAAAATACGGCAATCATGTTCTTCTAATACTTCTAATTTATCCGACTTAGTTACTTTGTTATTAACTTTTTTCAACATTTCATATACAGTTTGCATATATACACTTCCTCTTTTATGGGTTTAAAAAAAATCTTCGATACTTCCGACTAATTGACCTAATCTATTTCTTATCAAATAGTCTAGAAATTCTTTTTTCTGTGGTGTTTTTGTTTTTTCGTTTTCAAAAACATCACGAATTTGTTGTTTTAATTCTTGTGGAATTTGAGTCAAATCAATCAATAATTTGTTTCGATCATAATTCCGTTTTAGATCAATAGGCATTTTTTTATCATCCTGATAAATATATTCTATCACACTGTCAAGACGTTTTTGGGTAATTCTTGATTGTCTTTTTCCATCAACAACAAATGTATCATCATCGGATAATACATTGGGAATATCATCATCTGAATCGCCCCGAATAATATGTTCTATTAAAAAAGATTTAGGATCATCTTTTTTAATTTTTTGTTTATGATATGGAGAATATTGTTGCAATTGAACAAAATCTTTATCGGATGATATGATTAATGTTTTTTCATTATTTTGTTCAGAATATTCTGATAATACACTAATAATATCGTCTGCTTCTGCATGATTTATTTTTATTGTTGGATAAAGATTGACGGTTTGTATTTCTTCTAGAACAGTATTTAGAACTTCAAACAAATAATTCCAATCAATTTTGGAATCTTCTCTTTTTTGTTTTCGTCCGGCCTTATAATAAGGAAAGGATTTCTTTCTCCAAGAATTAGGACCATCTACACATAAAACCAATTGTCCATATTGGTTAGAATATGATCGATTATAGGATCGAATCGTATTTAATACGATGTGTCTGAGTAATTTTATATCTGTTGTTTCTGTAACATTTTCTGCAAAAAATGAGGATATTACAGTTTGGGAATAATCTACAAGAATCATAATTTTTTATCAGCCATATTTAATAATGAAATTCTTCAATGTATCTTACAATTATACACACATTTTGAAGATTGTCAAGGAAAATTTTCCGAGAAAATATTAATCCGTCATAGATTTT